GTCGGCACTGAACACGAGGTTGTACCTCCTGCCCTCACTCCAGTCCAACTTTTCAGCGGGACAGCCGTGAAGGGCGGAGACAACTTGGGGAACACCTTCAAGGGCTGCTAGCAGCCCACTGTTGATGAACCCGAGTAAGAACCGAAAAGGCGCCTCAAGGGGCGTCGCTATTCGGACCTTAAACCCGCGCTCCAATATGGATACTTGTCTGCAGGAGGGGAGTGCGTCCATGTCGATCATGAGCCAGCAAGCGGTTAGCGCGAACAACTGTTCACGCGCCGCTTCCCAGTCCATGAGGGACAGTCCGCTCTGCTTGTCGAATGGGAAGAAAATCGTGTCAGCGGGCCACTTGGCTAGTGTCCCTCGGCGTTTTCTTTTCCAACATGCGTTGCTTCGCCCTATCACGGGGCCGGCGACCTCGGTCACCAGCCCTTTGATAAAGCTAGGCAACCTCCTACAGATCTCCTCCACTTCAAGTAAGGAAACCTTTCGCTCGCGAAATCGGTTAGTAATCTCCCTTATCTCATTCGGGGCCCCTCCTTCACTCGCCTTACTGGCAAATGAGGAGGCCTGGCCTACACCAGAGAAACCTCCTGCTACGGTGTTCCCAAAACGGGAACGCACGAAGAGGCGGAATCTCTCTCGAATGTCCAAGGGCGTCTCAAACGGCGTCTGCGCACGGCGCAAATGCTCTTTGAGGGAATCTAACACGACTGGCGCGGTTGCCGTTCGTAAAGCACGCGACACGCGGGATACCTGGTGTAGTAGTACCCTGCGTGCTGCTGCGTCCTGGCCGAAGACTGTTGGTACCGGTGGACCCTTCCACCTTCCAACAACCTTCCCCCGGATCGCTGCTTCTCGGCAACTCGCGAAGTAGGACTTTGCCCGTGACATCTGCATGATGACATCAGGGGCCCCAGACACGTAACGAATAAGGGCCATCGCCCATCTCCGAAACGTGCTGACAGTCCTCGTTTCCTTACCTAAACCCAAGATCTCGATACATGCGTCGAGACCTAACGCCAAATCAGGTAAACCTAATTTAGCGCCTAAACTACTCAGAGCAGAACGGCTGGTCATATGCCTAGCCGACCTTCCAGGTCGGCTTCTGCTCAATCCGCTGGGATGTCTCCCAGGTTCCCATTCCTGATTGTTATTCTTAACTTTCGTGGACTCGGGACTTAGGGCGACGGCTGTCCAGGCCGACGCCGTGCGCGTTAACCAGAGCATATAGCCGGGTAACAGTGCGGCTGTCTCACGGACAAC